GAATCTGCGGCCTGTGGTGTGATCTCAATGTGGAACCAGTCGCCACCTGGTGCGCCGTGAATTGTTGGCTTGTCATATTTGAGCCATGCGTACCGATCGCAACGCCATGCTCGACCTTGTGGTTCTGGGTAGTAATCCAAAATACATTGCAGACCAAGATCGTTGGCATTAGCAACCAGTTTGTCAATAAAGACAAGCGCTTCTTTACGGCCTGCTTTTGGGTTCTTTTCGCTCCTGCGATACGACAGATCAACAGCTCTGCCAGTTGCGTGCACCGACAATGAACCTGGCTTTCCGCGCATGTCACGTTGACCCCAAGAACCGTTATTCCACAGCGCGCCATTTGATGCGGCGATCGCTTGCTTGATCCATTCGTTCATGCCGGCACGTGGCGCTGGTGATGCACCGTCCGCGTTGCCTATGTAATCGCGTGCGTTAGGCACGCCTGCTTTAGCTTTGGCTATTGCCACGACCAAATGCCAGGTCTTTAGGGTTCACATATCGGATGAGAACTGGCACAAGCGCGGCAAGCGCTGCTTTGCCTAGATCGGCTGGGTCTGTGTTGCCTGTTGAGTAAACCGCGATGACCGCTGCGATGACCGAGCGACCGTATGAGGCAAGTAGGGCTTTGTCTTTAGGCTTCAACATCTTTGGCTCCTTCTTTCGCTTTTGACTTTAGTCCGTTTGAGGCCACTAAACCTGACAACGTGCCGGTCATAAAAACGGTCAAGGTTGATAGCAGGTCTATAAATGCGGAGTCGTTTGGGCTTTGATGACCGATCGGTTGGGTTACAAACATGAGCGCATAGACAAAGCCAAGAACGGTGATGGCAAACACGCTGGCAAGGATGATGCCGACAACAACGATTAGTCGAGCGTGGAGCTCCTCGGGCTTAAGGCGTGGTCTCATAAATCAAATCTCTTGTGCACGTTCCAGATGGGTTGCAGATCGGTGGTTCGCATTCAGGCTTCTGCCAGTTGGCTGGGTCTTGGCATGGGTAACGATATGACCCGTCATAACCGCAACTAGATACCGCCCAAGCAACCACTACGACTAATAGCGCGTAACCGACTAAAGGACGCCATTTCATTGCTCTAATGGTTCGGGTTCTGGCGGCGGAATAAACTCTTTAGAAGTTTCGTCATAAAAGTAGCCAATTCCGGCATAGTCTGTGCCGTTGTAATAGGTGCGTACACACTTTTGGCCTCGATAGTTGCCATACCAAATCTCTGCTTTTTCGCCGTCAATTAAACCTGCTTTGCCCGGTATTACTTCGGTGACGTAACTATTTTCGTCAAGGAACGCGTAGTAAGCAACGGTCATACTGTCACCGTTCCTGTTCCTGCCGTAAATTGATAAATCTTTTTTCCGCCTGTAACTGTTCTTGCATAAGTAAGACCGCCATCAATTGATGTGATGTCGGCAAAAGTGTCTGCATAACTAATAACTACAAGTCCCGAACCGCCAGCAAATGCTGCAATGCCAGTTACGTTTCCACTACCGCCGCCACCTGTGTTGGCTGTTCCAACTGCGTTTGAACCACCGCCTGCAGTTGCCGTTCCATAAGCGCCTGCGCCTTTACCACCACCACCGCCACCGCCACGACTTACAGAAGAACCTGTGATGCTTGATGCTGAACCAGCACCGCCCGCGCCACCATCTCCACCATTCGTTCCGTTGCCGCCAATTGCTGATGCACCACCGCCACCGCCGCCGCCAGAAGTGCCACCACTACCAGCAGTACCGCCAGCAAAACCTTGTCCAGCAGTTCCAGCCGACCCTGCGTTAGCCGAACCACCGCCACCGCCACCGCCTGAACCACCAGTTGAACCGCTATTTGATTGTGTTCCGCCGTTGCCACCACCATTTGATGTGATCGTGCTGAAAACAGAATTAGAACCCGATGAACCACCACTTCCACCAGAGTTACCACCAGCACCACCAGCGCCAATAGTTACCGTAAATGATGCTCCAATGCTAAAACCCGTTGCTGTTCGATATCCGCCGGCACCGCCACCGCCGCCACCGATTGTTTGGTTGCTTCCCGATGAACCACCGCCGCCGCCAGCAATAACAAGATATTCAACAGCCGTTGGTGCTGGTAATGGTGCGCCTACGCCAGCCAAGATTTGCATAATTACAAAGCCAAGTTGCCGATAACGACCCATGTGTCGGTCGCAATTTTGCAACAAGTAGCAACAGCGTATTGGCCGTTTGTTTTAAGTTTGCTTGCTTGAGATCGCAAAGTTACGCCAGCGCCAGCGGTGATTGTTACCACTCCTTCGCCCAGTTGCATGATGTTGAGCTGTGTACCTATGCCATAAGCGACAGTTCCGTTTGGTGGAATAGTTAGCGTGATTGATGAACCGTTATCGCAAGTAATTAGTTTGCCGTCATCGCCTAAAACTGTTGTGTAAGACGTGCCAATCTGGGCGTTTAGCGCGATCATGGCCGTAGCCATTGCGTCTAATTCTGCTGCGAGGAGTATTTGTCCTGCGGTGAAGTCTTGCCTTGTTGCCATAAGTGCTCCTATCCTAAAACATTTGTAGTGTCAATGGTGCCATATAGCGCGTCATTTAATATTAACTCAAACACGATCGTGGTTGGCGCGGTGCTGTAAAGGACGCTGTGGCCTGTGCTGAAATCCAGCCGATGCTCGATGCCCTCAACTGACAGCTCTTGCGCTAATTGGGTTGTGCCGGCACCGCTAGGGAACGTTTTTTCTACGCTAATCGTGTCGCCAATATCCAAGGTCGCCAAAGTGTCCTTTTGGGCTGTGGTCAACATCAGATATTTGGTTGCCACGGACGTGTACCGCGGTTCGGGCTCTGGGTTCAGCAGATAGTCGGCAGCGTCATCAATGCTTGTTTGCTCGTGTAGCAGGCTGTTTGTGATGCTTGATGTCTGAATAAAATATGTGGCAATCGAACCTGCATCGGTTGCGGTAGCAGTTTTGCCATCAAGAGCTGTGAGCACCGATCTATTGATTACGGAATCAGCCTCAAAACTAATACCCACGCCGTCGTATTTGTAGTTTGTGCCGTCGTCATGGAAATTGGCTACCGATGCAGACAGCGTGTTGCCTATGCGATTTTGGAATGTAAGCACACCAGACCGTGACATGAACAAACGACCAAACTCTGCAGTTTCGTTGATCTGTGTTATGTATTGCAGCACGTTTGTTCCTGCCGGCACGGTGTAGTTGCTGTCGTGGCCTAGGTTGACGGTGCCTGTGGCGATGTTTCGAGCGCCTGCTGGGAAGTCAACTTCTGGCAGGTCTAAGACGGTTTCTATGCGTTCGCCTGATGTTTCGGCCGTGACGTTTAGTTCGTCTAAGAATGTTTGTGCGAGTAGATAAAACTGGTCAGCGCAATACACGGTCACGGTGTCAAGGCCGCCGAGCGCAAAATTGTAATCGTAATTGACGACATAACCGCTAAACAATGACTCTGGCACATCGGTGGAACTGTAACGAATAAGTCGCACTTCGCGCAATGGGGCGAGCCCAGGCTTTGCTTGTGGGGTGTCGTAGTACGGGCTGTTTTGGTCAAACGGGTTGAAAATGCCGTCCACGTCTTGAATGGTGAATGTCATTGTGCCTGCGCTGAACTGATCGCCCACGTCACGGCGACCGCGCCGAACATTGATACTTGTGATCGAATCCATCACGTTGGCGAACTCGCTTGTACCGTTAAGCACGTACTCGGTGTTATTTAGCACGCCTCTAACTGGGTCGTCAAGAATAAAAGCATCCTGCACAAACCCTGTGGCAATTTGTAGGTCATAGTTGCCAGAGTCAACGACCGCTACGCCTGGCATCAGGCCACCTGTAACTGCAACGGCCCAGCGCTACGCGAATAGGCGCGCAAAGCGTTAACGACCGATTCACCGATCTCCGCGCTAGTAGCAAGCCCGCCTGTGACGTTGATGTTCACGTTTGCCATGCGTTCTTGAATGCCGAACTGTGCACCAGGATTAAGTGTTGAGAGTGGTGCGTTAATCGTTTCCATGTTGGCGATTTTTTGCATTTCCCTGCTGATCGTTGCAGGCTTAGATGAGCCACCATTACCGCCACTACCGCTAGATCCTGCTGGCAAAGCAATTGACGGGATAGTCGGCATCGTTGGAATTGACGTGCTTACAGCTCTTTGGCTTGCCTCAATTTGTTGCAAGTTGGTTGTTGGTGTTGCAACTGGGCTGTCGTTGCCAATGCCAAGCAGGCTGTTAAACGGCCTAAGAATGTTGGCCATTAGACCGACCGCAGGGTTAATCGCAACCATGATCTTTTCAATAAAGTATCTTGCTGCGCTGTTAACGCGACCAATTGCGTCAGCCAATTTGTTAAAGCCAACGGCCATGCCAACGACCGCAGCTGCGGCAAGCACCAACGGATTAGTTTTCATTGCCACGTTTAACGCGACGGTTGCTGCTGCTATTGAGCCGATCGCCAAAGCGATGCGCGTAAACACTTGCGGGTTGTCTTGTGCCCATTGAGCAAATGCGTTCATTTTTGGCAGGACTGCTTCGAGCACCGGCAGAAATGCGGCGCCGATTGACTCTTTGGTTTCGGCAATGCTGTTCTTGAAAATCGCCATTTTCCCTGCAGCGGTTTCAGCGTTTCTAGATACTGCTCCGCCAAAGGTTCCGCCAAGCACGTCCATGATTTCATTGAGGCTTGCGCCTTCTTTAATCATGGTTGCCATTTCTGGGCTCAATGATCGAAGCGCCTTAAAGTTGCCCTGGTATGCCTTAGCGAGTGCGTCGGCCACGGTAGAGCTGTCCATTTGCAGCGCTGTACTGATGTCCATGACAAGGTTCATATCGCGCATGGCGATGTCAACGTCTTTAGTGCCGCGGACTAAAGCCTCAAGCGATTTTCTGTAATCGGTGTCAGCAATGCCAGACGCTCGACTCATTGCGCTGATCTGTTCTTCAATCGCTTTAGTTTGTTTAGCACTTGCGCCCGTGACGTTCTGCAAAGTCAGCGCTAATTTAGCTTGCTCCTGCTGATCTTCCATTGCTGCTTTAGTGGCATCACCAATGGCCAATGCCAAACCGCCAAGCGCCGCAGCTGCAGGCACCGCCGCTTTCTTGATAGCAAACTGGGCTTTTTCTCCCGTAGTTTCCAGTTGCTTAAACTGGGCAATTGCTTTCTTGATGCCTTTGCCGTCAAACTCGGAGACGATGGGTAATACAACAGCCATTAGTCAAGTTCCTTAGAAGTTGCGTCCATGACACGCTTGACCAATTCGGTCATACGCGCGTTCACGTCGTCTTTGTTGCGTTCCCATGATTTCCACATTACTCGCGACGGCTGACCGAACTTGATGTTTAGTTGTCTGCCAAGTCTTCCGCTCGATAAAAAGTCAAACAATCCTGCGTCTGGGTTTTCCCAGCGCACCGTGAACGTGGCCAAGTTGACGTTTTGCCCTGCATATTCTTTGACGCGTTTGGTGTTGATTTTTGCAATAACGCGTTGGTTTAGTTGTCCCCATGGCAACAATTCAGCACCAGATCGCACAGTCCATTTGCGAGCCATACCGCGTAAAGGTGGGCCAAGAGGGATTGCCTGGTATGCGTCATCAACAACGCTTTGCGTGATTCGTTTGTAATCTTTGGTGATTTCGCGACGCAAACTTTTGTCAATGCGGTTTAGCGTTTTGAGCGCGTCCTTGATGCCAGCGACTTCAATGTTTGCTTCGACTGCCATAGTTACCTCTTTTTGTTTGCCTCGTTGAGAACCTTAACAACTGTTGCTAAATCCCGTGAGTCAAACGCAATGTCGCTAGGCCACCAACCGACCGCGACCAAAACCTCTGCTAGTTGGCGGCGGTAGGTGCCGCGTCCGTAGGGTTTGTATCAGTTTCGTCCAGTACCGGCATGATGTCGATGTCAGGGTTTTTGCTAATCCATTCGCGCCAATTGTCGCCGACCTGTTCGCCTTTGATCTTTAAGATCGTGTGCATCCAACAGCAGTAATCCGAATAAAGCGGTGACGATGAGAGCTGTTGAATGTTGCGACGTTCAAGCCGTTCCCATTCCGTGACCACAAACAAGTTGGTGTAGTAATACTCTGGGGCGCTGTCGGGGGTGCGCCTTAACTGCAATTTAATTTTCATTGTTCTCCTA